AGACGATTGAAAGAAGACGTTTTAGATTTACCTGATAAGATTATCACACCAGTATACCTTAGATTAAAATCCAAAGCATACGAGGAGATTATGGGTGAATATTATGATTGGTACGACAAGAACCCCGACGAATCCAAATCACTTACAGTTCAATTCACCAAGTTAACCAAAATACGACAAGTAATTGCCGATGAGAAGATTGCCCAAACAATAGAACTAGCGGAGAATATTATTGAGCAAGGAAAGAAGGTTATCATATTTTGTAACTTTACAGACTCACTATCTAAGATATGTGAACACTTTGGAAAGACTGCGGTTAGAGTCGATGGTTCAACACCAAAACACGAAAGACAAAACGCTGTTGACCAATTCCAAGACAGTGAAAAAATTAAAGTGTTTGTTGGTAACATAAAAGCCGCGGGTGTTGGTTTAACATTAACCGCAGCTGAAGCGGTTGTTATGAATGACCTATCATTCCTACCATCAGACCACTCACAAGCCGAAGACCGTGCCTACAGATACGGTCAAAAGAACAATGTATTAGTTTACTACCCCATATTCGAAAATACCATCGAAGGAATTATCTACGACATCTTAAATAATAAAAAACAAGTGATTGCCACAGTTATGGGGGACAATCAAAACACGACAGATGCTGCGGAGGAAATCCTTAAGAGAATTCAAGAAATGCGTCGTTAAATGAAAAACGGATTATTTATTATAAGATAGTCCAATAATATGAACAAAATAGAAAAGAAAATTCAACTTACAGAAAACAAGATAATAGAATCAAAAGTTGAAGAACAAGCCAATCAGTTAATAACTGAAATGAAAAAAATTGGAATAGAAAAATTACCCTATTCCTACTCAGCCCTCAAACAATTCATTGATGCAGAAACAATGAACTTTCACTACAACAAACACTATAAAGGTTATGTAGACAAGTTAAACAATGCGTTATCAAAGAAAGAATACGGGGATGTAGAGTTAGAACAAATTATCAAAACGATAAGTAGGTTCGATAAGTCAATTAGAAACAACGCAGGTGGGGCATTTAACCACGCATTGTTCTGGAATATGTTGACCCCAACACCAAAGAAATTAGAGGGAGACCTTTATAAGAAAATCATAAAAGACTTTGGTAGTTTTCCCGCATTTAAGAAAAAGTTTGAAGCTGTTGCCAAAGACAGATTTGGTTCAGGTTGGGTGTGGTTAGTACTAACAACAAGAAATACTTTGAAGATAATGTCGACACCTAATCAAGACAATCCATTGATGAATGTTATTGAAGGGGGTGGGTTTCCTCTTTTAGGTTTAGACTTATGGGAACACGCATATTACTTAAAATACAGAAACAAAAGAGACGAATATATTGCAAACTTTTGGAAAGTTGTGAATTGGGATTTTGTGACTAAGATGTACGAGATGAAGACCAAGACAAAGTTAGCGGAATCTATGGGGTTAAAAAAACTTATGTCTGAGGCAAAATCAGAAGCGTGTTCACCAGAAGAAACCGATTTTTATAGAAAATTATTCAACACACACAAAGATATTGAATCAAGATATAGAGCTGGTATTGAAAGAATCTTAATTGAAGTCTTCAGCGACTTATATGTTTCTAATCCTCCTAAGGGTGAATTACCAGGAATATTCAATTTAGAAAATGAAGGAAGGTCCGTTATTAACAAATTAAACACAAACTATACAACGTTCTGTATTTTACTTAGCGATATCAATCAAGTTATTAAAACAATAGAAGGTAAAAAACCAATCGTGTTTAAAGGTAAAAAACCTAATGAACAACTTAAAGAAGTTGAAAGATTTGTTAACGCATTAGACCATTTTAAATATAGAATTTTTGACACCAAGAGTTCAACCTTTGTTAACATAATGAAGACTCTTGAAGATAAAAATGCTATGGGTGATAAAAGAGAAGAAATCACCGCAGCAATATTAAGAAGATTTTTTGGTAAAGATGTTAAAATAGAACAAGTTGGTAAGTTAGGTAGTAAAGAAGATGCGTTATCAGGAATAGATTTGAAATTAACAAGTGGGGACAAAACAGAAACCGCACAAGTTAAACCATTCAAAGTAAAAATAGTTGATGAAGAAAAAGGAACTATAATACTTCTTGGCACAGGTAAGGTAAAGTATTATAGTACCGATTTATTAATATTCCAAAAAGGGAAAAACGTTTTAGTTTTCAATCAAAAACCTAAAATTATTGGAGGTAACTATGTATTCCCAATTGACGCCTTGAAGCTAAATATAGAATAAACTTTTTCAATATATTTATTAGATATGTCAGTAATACCGGAACCAGAAAGGTCAAAAATATACACCAGAGTCAAACACTTATTGGGTGCCCCATTAAGAAGTGTTGAGGTAGAAGATGAAATGATGGATTCACTTATGGAATTATCTATTCAAGACTATGAAGAATACATTCTTCAGTGGTTAATTGATAGTCAATGGGTGAACTTAGTTAATCTTAACATGAGTGAAAAATCTGTAGCCAAAGCTCTTGTTACAAGAACGATGGATTTTGAACAACAATTTGCATATTCATATTCTAAAATCGTAGGACTTCAAACTATGGGTCCTTGGGTTTTGAAGAAAGATTATTTTATACTTGAAAAAAACAGACAAAACTACGAAATTCCTGCGGGTCGTGAGGTTAATGAACTTTTATGGTTCAGTAATCAACCATGGAACGCATTTGGATTAGGTGGTGTTGGTGGATTTGGTATGGGTGGTATTGGATTAGGTGCTAGTGAAGCGGGTTATGCTCAAATGGGATATCAAGGTTCTTATTTTATGATGTCAGGTTTTGATTATCTAATAAGAATGCAAGAAGCAAATATTCTTAATAGAATTTTAGGTGGTTCATTAACATACAGAATAACAGGATTACCTGATGGTAAAAAGAATGTTTTCTTATACAATACACCAGGAGGAAGATTTAACTGGAATCAATATAGTGATTATGAAGGAAAGGCTGTTTGGTATTGGTATTATGACGTAGGTCCTGATGATAGAGCCGCTTGTTTAAAGGCAAATAAAGACGTTATCAAATTACCGACAGACGTACCATTAGAAGAACTTACATGGGAGGAATTAAATGTTCCTGGCAAACAATGGGTTAGAAGATGGTTTACCGCATATGTTAAAGAAACATTGGCAAGAGTAAGAGGAAAGTATAGTGGAAATTTAAAGACACCAGACTCTGAAATTACTATGGATTATACAAGTTTATTAACCGAGGCAAAAGATGAAAAATCTAAATTATTAGAAGAACTAATAGGTGCTGAAGGTTGGTTAACAAGATTGAGACCTGAAAAAGTAATGGAAAGAGAAGCATCAATCGCTGAAAACTTGAACAAACAAATGAAATTTAGAGCAATGCCTCGTCAAATTTACGTAATATAATTTTATGGCAATAGTAAAAACAATACCCTCAAGAAGAATTATAAACGGGATGCAAATCACCACATCAGAAATCTCAGTGGTTTCTGAATTGGATTATCGTACAAACGGTGAATCGTGTGTTATTGTAACAGGTATACCATTTTCAGTTGTTGTTCTTGATTCAAGAACAACTGACCATGTTGTAGTTAAGTCTATGACGCAACTCACAATCAGACCCGACATGGGTAAGATTGATGAGGATTACGATGAAATAGTAATGGACAGATATGCTTGTGTTGAATTCAGATTTGTTGGTGGTACATGGTATATCTTATCATCAGATGGTTTGAAGAATTCCTAATTTTTCTTCCCAACCTTCTTCAGCTAAATCATACATATAATCAGATTTCAAACCTCTTTTTTCCCAATAACGTAATTCAGGTTCGGTTATATCCATAACATCTTTTTGTAAATCATCTTGGTCACCTTCACCTAACGGATGTCCGTTTATTAATTCACATTGTGATGTTGTAAAGATTCCTCTATCCTGTGGATTATCAACAATTAAATGATTTCTAACCTCATCTTGGAATACAACCATCAACGGTTCAATTCTTTTGTTGAATGTCGTTATCGCTCTTGGAACATTATAATCACCAGTTAAGTCAGGGTCTTTCTCCAAAATGTCTTTATCTAACATATAACAGTTAACCATAACACCATCCGTGACTGGTTTTGCCTTAGGGTTATTAAATAGGTTTACAGCATTTGTATCTTTAATTTGTTTTACTGTCATCTTCTGAACATCACCTTGAGATGCTTTAGTACCATTATTAACATACAAAATAACATCCCCCAAATTAACCCCCAATCCATTTTGTATTGCCAATTCCATATGAGCCATACGAGACATACTATTACCCGCTTTAGTCTTTGTCGTTAGTCTTTTCTTATACTCATCAAGAGTTAATTTAACCTTTGCCCTTTGAGCAATCTTACTCAACGGAATTTTCTTATCATAAATGGTTTGAAGATACTCATAATAGTATTCTACGAATGCCTTACCATTACCCTCCAACAACATTTTAATACCTTTATCCAAGAACGCCTCAATATACAATGGAAGTTTCTTTGATTTAATACTATTACCTGTTAACTTAATTTTACCTTTGGAATCCATAACCGCATAGTTCTTACGAGCCAAGTTAATACAAGACGGCCATACCCCATCGGTATCAAGAGCCATCTCACCTCTCATAAAGATATCGTTATACTCCGCAACATCAGCTTCAGGACCAAAGTATTCTTTACCCAACTTCACCTTCCAATTCAATCCACGACCAACATATACTCTGTCTTTAGCATCATCAGGAGTAGAGAAATTCACACCATCCGTATCCATTACCAAAGGAACATAACCTTTGGTCATAAAGAACTTAATCATCTGACGAAGGTATTGTCTACCTGTACAAGTGATTTGTTCCCCCATATACATGTCACCCCACGCATAAACCTGAGGTGCGGATAATGCTCCGAACATCGAGTTAATGAAAATCTTAATCGGTAATTGTTTATTACCATATGATTCAGACTTCTTACGGTCGATGTTATAAAACTCTTCAGCAAGTTGTTTGTATTTGATACGGGTGTTACGGAAGTAACTTAACATTCCTTTCATCGCACCTGTAACATCACAGTCGGGGAATACATCGTGTACGAGCTGAATACGAGAAGTCGAGCTTTAATACATTCTTACTATACCCAACCTTAAGTAGTCGAGAAAGACCTCCTACGAAGTCTGTCTTGGATTCCTTAGCTGGTATTGCAAGTCCGTGTTTGTGAGACCAAGCCAACATTAACATCTTCCATAATGTTGCGGTACCCATAGTCGATACTCTCTCATAAGTTGTTGGAATCATTGCGGCAAGTAAGAATGAACCTTGATTGAACTCTTGGTCAACCTTTAAAGTTTCATCCAAGTCATCATCAAGATATCTCTCAACAATCTTATCACCAGTAATCTTTTCATATACCCCAGGAAACTTAACATCCAAGTCTTGGTATTCACCCGCCTTCTTATACTTACCGTTTTGATTGTTAATCCAATACTCTTCTTTGTTGGTATACATTTTACCAATGTTCTCGTGGTCGATATACACACGGTCAGGAGCTTCGGCATTAATGAACTTTGTGATATATTTCAAACCCGCAGCCTTGATGCTCGAGTTAATTGCTTGAGCTCTACGAACAGCGTGGATAATATCAATTACGTTATAACCCCAAATAGATGTCTGAACATATTCTTCCACCTCATTGGCAAGTTTTAACATACTATCCTTTCTTGTGAATGAATGTTCAGGGTGTAACGACTTACATATTTTCTTTGGGTCAATACCTAAGATTCTACATCTTTCAAATATCCAATGCCAGTCGAAGTTCGCTGAGTTATACCCACCAATAATACTTGGTTTGATTTCATTAATAATCTTAAAGAATTCTATGATGGCACCCATCTCTTGGGACTCATCCATACATTCGATAACCTTGTGGTAACCCTTATTTGTTTTAATTCCAATCATGAATATACGACCATCCTTCGGGTCAAGGGCGGTCGTTTCTAAGTCATATACAAGTCGAGTCACTTCTTCATAGTTCTCAAAACCTTTGAATAGTCTTTTTTCTTTGGAAATTAAATATTGTTCTACAGGAGGTAGAATCATCACCTTGTCCTTTGTCCTATCACCCCACGGGTCACAACCACCGTCTCTAAAGAACTGAATAAGTTCTCTATAACCTTTAAGAGATTTAACCATATAGGTCATACCTTTCTCTAATCTCTCGTTACCGTGTGTATCTAATTTGTCTATAACAATACCGTGTTTGGTCATTGCTTCTTTCTGTAATGCTTTGGAATCATTATAGAATTTTATACCTCGTAAATCACCTACCCACGCAAATGGTGTGAACGTATCTTTACGTATTTCTTTTCCTTTACCAGGGATTTCTTTGATTTTGTAAATGCAGTTTTCGCGATAGTCGTACTCGATGGCGACAATAAATTCTTCGGGGTCATTTCCGTGTAGGAACGATTCAATCTCTTCGTCAGATATCATAATATATTTTTTAAAGTGGTCTATTAGCTTTCACGATATGTGAAATTTACCTTCTTTAATAAATATAAAAATTAGATTCGATTAATCAAATTAACAACACGCGGTTTCAGAAATAAAACTATCTTGGACATTAATAAACAATTCTTCTCTGATAGGTAAAATTAAATTACCCTCGTCATTTTTAATTAAAAATTGACCTTGATATCTACCTATAGTATTAGTGTCTCTTGCGGTAAATTGGTAATAGATATAATATTCTGTTGGTGCCCCGTCTTCAGCAAAGATAAGGGGAACAATATAACACGGAGCAGAAACAATTTTTGGAATACCATTGTAAACATCAACCATTGAAAAGAAAATAGTCGATACTTCCAAATCTTGCATTAGTTGGATATAGCCAGCTCTTCCGTCTTTAACAACCTGCATTTTTAAAACAGGTAGAGTTGCGTTTTTCTTGATATAAAATTCCATAACAATAAATATATTGTTATGACTCTTTACGAAGACCCCCGTCATAATGTTCGAATCTATTATGTTCAGTTGGGGTTAAAAGTAATAAACCAGGATATAATTCATCTTTTTTAACTAGCTGATACATATGACTCATCCATGTTTGTTCGAATGGGTGTGCCCATGTTGTGTCTAAGAACATCTTTTGGTTTCCGGGTTTGCTGACAAGTTGCGGCCAGTTGCAATAATAAACTTCACCGAGAGCATAAGGTAATCCTTTATGAGATAAAACAGCATCAAATTTAGTTTTTGGTGCATTTGGGTCTAATCCTTGAACCGGTAATCTGTTTTTACCTGGCCAAAATTGTTCTCTAACACTTTGTGGTACATTATACCAAGCCCATTGAGTTCCGTTGTCTCCGTAAAATTCTGAGTAATTAAGTTTTAAGAAATCAAAATTTTCTTTTTTCATAACCTCTAATGACTTAGTGTATAGGTTTGGAACAAATCTATTGAATCCGTTTCTACAAACTCCTTCATTAGGAAAAAAGAACATATCATCTTCAAAGAATAAATAATAATCTAAATCTGTTGTTTCAAAATGTTCGGCAATCCACTGTCTTCCACCACATATTCCCAAGTTATCTTTTTTGATATGAGTGAAATTATGTT